AAATAGAGAAGAACCGCCTGACGCTGTTGCCACGATTGATAAAGCAAATATATACCCCTGGGGATTTGGTGGTGTTTGACTCAATAAGTATAGGGCAGTATATGATAGATGAGCTGTGGGAAGCGAATATTGAATCGGTCCCATTCAACGGTTCCCTTTTATTGAAAGGGGAGTATGGTAACCTGAGAGCAAAAGCCTACTTTGAAGCGCAAGAACAAATAGAAAAAGGAGTGATATTTGACGATGATGAGAAGGCCATAAGACAAATGTCAATGCTGTGGTATGAGTTTAATCACCACGGGCAGAAAATGATACCGGATAAAAAGACACTGCGAAGTAAGAAAATGAAATCGCCGGATAACGCAGACTGCTTGATGATGTGGATATACGGGCTGAAAAGAATACCGCTGGTTAGGAAGACGCAGACAGAAGAAAGCGTGTTCTGGGCAAGAGTGAAAGCGCACTTGCATAAAGAAAAGAAATGGGAGAAAATAAATATGAACGAAGGGAGAAAACATACATTATAGGAGGTGGAAAAATGTTTGAAAAAAAGACTTGCAAAGAGCTTGCACAAATGGTAGAATACTTGCAGAAGCAGAACCAGATTTTGCTGGAAGCTCTTTTAGAATCCAAAAGCTTGACGAGAAACACAGAGGATATAGCCGTTGATGGGGAGATGACAAGCGAGGAATTAAGCGAGTACGATGAGATTTACGGCATATAACAAGGGGAACAGGTGGACGAAAAAAAGATAGAGGAAGTCTTAACGGCGAAGATAGATAGTAAGATAACCTTATTTAAACAAATAGAACAAAACGAATCGCAAGTAGATAAGAAGAAGGCATTGAACCTTCTTTTTTTATTAGGGTATCAGAACATTGGAGTCCGCACAAATGCGATGGATTCCATACAAGATGCCATAGAGTATGAGCTTGCCAATCTGGACAGATTATCTAAGAACCCCAGGAAGGCGAATATCATCCTGCCACAAGCCCGAAGTGTTATAGCGAGGCTGATGAAGAACAAAGCAACCATAGTAACTGAAGCATTGACGAGTGATGACAGGGATGTAAGAAGCACAAAGGTTGCAAGGGAAGCCTTGGAGGATTTCTGGTTTAATGTGAATGCTGGGGAGATGCCGAGCAACAGGAAATTCGTAGGGATGGAATCGGGCCTGGCACGACTGTATTGGTTTATGCTTGTTTATGGAGAAGCGGTGATTCGTCCTTATTTTAACTCTGCGGCGCAAGTACCTATTATAGTAGATGGGAAAGTGGTGCAGGAGGAAGTCGGGGAAGTGGACGCAAAGATACTGGGATACTTTGATTATAGGTATGACGTATTGGGACGGTTCATTATAGAGAAACAGATATTAAGCGTTGAGGAGATTTACGAGAGATACAATATAGAAGTAAAGCCGGAGACTATAACGTTTAACCAGATAGAACAGCAAGTTAATAGTATATTAGGATTAGGAAAGACCAGCGATAAAGTATATACGGATGCGGCAATAGTATATAGGTACTTTGAAAGGAAGAGCAAGAAGTATCCTAAAGGTAGAATATTAGTAGGGACAAAAGGTGTTGACCTGTGGGAAGGAGAAATCCCAGAGGAATTTGATGGAGAACTTCCGCATGTAAGAGTTCCATTTGAAGAAGTCTTATCGGAGATGAAAGTAACCCGTGGGTTGGTAGAGGATATGATACCCCTGCAGGAAGATTACAATGATACGCTACGGAGAATGGACGATTATAAGAGAATGAGCGGTAAATTGCTCATAAGTAATGCAAGTAACATCAAGACCAAATGGAGCGATGAGGTTGGGCAAATAATTAGCGTTGATGACATAACAGGGTCAGCGAGATACCTGCCACCTGCGCAAGTCCCACAATTCTTTTTTGATAATTTATCAAGGATAAAACTTGACCTGCAAGACATAACGATGACCCATGATGTTTCTAAGGCCCGAGTGCCTGCGAATGTAAGAAGCGGATATGCGGTTCAGCTATTACAGGAGAAAGATGAAGATGAGCTTTATCCTTATTTAATAAAGATAGAAGGGAAGCTTGTAGAGTTCCTTAATAAAGTATTGAACATAATGAAAGTCAGGTATTCCGAGGAAAGGTTAGTAAGGATAACAGGAAGGGATAACCTGCTTGATGTGAAGTCATTTAGGGGTGAAGACCTTTCGGGGAACTATAGAGTAAAGATAGCCTTTGGAAGCTGGTTGCCACAGAGCAAGCAGAGCCGACAAGAAGTAGTAATGGCGTGGCTTGCGGCAGGACTGGTAACGCAAGATGAGGCAAAGAAATACTTAGAAATAGGCAATGAGGATGTATTGCTTGACCCACCTGACCAAAAGAGAGCGGAGGAAGAGCTCTTCTTATATAGGAATGGGCAGGGAGATTTGGTACAAGTGAGAATGTATGATGACCATGAGACTCATGCGAAAATCTTTAGAGATTATATGGAGAGCAGCGAGTTCCTGAAGTTACCGCTTATTACGCAACAAATGATAGAACAGCATTGGCAAATGCATGTAATGGCATTACAGCAGATGATGCAACCGCCGATGCCTGAGGGAGCGTCTGCTCAAGGAGCACCTGCTCAACAAGGACAACCAATGCCACCAACCCCACAGGGAGTGGCGCAGTAAAAGGAGGCGAGATGCCGTACGATGATGAAATTTTAGACGCATTAGGCCTTGCAGAGGGTTCGCCGGATGCGAACACCTCGGAGCCTACGACTGACCCTGAGCCACAGGCAACCCCTGACATAGGGGAGCCGGAGCCGACAAGCGAGCCGGAGCAACCTGCATCGCAAGAGATTGAGATAGAAGGCGAAAAGTATTCAGCTCAGGAGTTAAGGGAAGCGTTGGAGTTGCGTGGAAGTTACACGCAGAAGATGCAAGAGATAGCAGAGTTCCGTAAGGAGAAAGAGAAGCTGGAGCCAATCCTGCAAGCGATAACATCGCCGGACAAGTACGATAAGGTGATGAGCGCATTGAAAGGAGAGGAACAGAAGATTGACAAAAAGGAAGACGAGCTTGAAGCGGCCTTGAATGAGCTTGACCCTTCCGACCCTTACGCAAAGAGCCTGCAGAAAGCTCTTGCAGAGATACAGACATTGAAAAGCGAATTGCAGAATTACAGTTCGCAACAGAAGGAAAATGTTGATTATCTCAGACAGAAACAAATTCAAGAGCAACAGGAGCAATACCAGAAATTCATCGGTGAGGTGAAGGAGTATTCTTCTAATGGCTTAGAGTTTGAGAACGATGTTGAGAAAGAGCTGTTTGATATAGCGTTCACAGCGTCGTTGGCTAACGTTGACACACGAGGATTAACAGCCCAAGAGTACAAAGAGATAGGCCGTGAGATTGGGCGATTAGTACATAAAGATATAATAATGAAATATAAAGACTCTGTTACAGAGAAATACAGGAAGAGCAAGACAGGTGGGGGCGAAGAGAGATTACCAGCGACGGAGAAAACCCCTGCTGATGATACGGCTCTGGATTTGCAACAGAGGATTGAGAACTTATTAGGAGGATGATATGGCTTACCAGACCTTATCAAACATCAGTGCGATACTTAAGAAAATTATATTGCCTGAGGTTTACAAAACATTTAACGATGAGAATATCCTTTATCAAAAGATAAAGAAGAATTCCGGAGTTTCAATAGCTAACAACAAAATCTATGCTGGCGGTAGAAGCCGTAGGCATAGTGGCGTTGCAACGGTTGCAGAGGGAACGAATCCTCCTGTCGGCCGTGGAACATACCTTGAGTTGGAAGCGTCAATGAAATACACCTTTGGTACATTGGGTATTTCAGACCAGGCATTGAAAGGCGCAGGGGATTCCAAGAAAGCGATTGCAGCTGCGTTGACGACAGAAACAGATTCCTTGAAGACATCTTTCTTGAAACAGATTAACAGACAGTTCTTCGGGGACGGCACAGGACAACTTGCCACCGCAGATGGGGCAGGGTCTTCTTCAACGACATTGAATTTAAATCAGGATGTAGCATTTGAGTATTTTGCTCCTGGAGACAGTATCCTTATAGGAACTGCATCT